TTCATTGACAGGTAGTTTAATTGGAGTTCAACCAGCTCAATCTTCGATATCTGCTTCATTTTCTAGTTGGGTATCCAATACACCATATGATTCAATTGAAGAAATATATTATTATGATTCGGTATCTGCTGGTTTAAATACATATGATGATAATAAAGTTAGATTAGAAGCAAATAATTTAGTAGGTACATTAGATGTAAAAACTAGAGCTGAACGAAGTCAATATGATACAGCTCCATTAGATTCTAATAAATTAGGAGTATATTTTTCTCCAGAAACGATGATAGATGAAGATATTATCGCTCAATTTGGATATATAGATTTAGATGATTATATTGGCGATACAAGCCAGACTGCAGAAAAATCATATCCAGATTTGATAAATTTTTCACAACGTTATTGGAAGAAATATGAAACTAAAAATGATATAAATGCATACATAAAAATATTTACATTGTATGATATGTCATTTTTTAATCAGTTAGAACAATTATTACCAACTCGTGCTGATAAAATTACTGGGTTACTTATACAACCAACACTATTAGAACGTAGCAAAGATACGATAATGCCAAAAATAAGTCAATTAAATGAAACTTATGATAGTGTTATTGATGCTCAACTTAATACAATAAATTCTGAATATGTAACATATGAAACACAATTAAGTGGTATGTACGTAGATTTATCTAATTCGTATGTTGCTGGAAATTTTGTTGGTAGTACTAATTTAGTAACTAATCAATATGTTGGTAGTACTAGTATAATTGGTACAGGTGGTACTGGTACTACTGGGACGAATACTATAGATACATCAACTACTGGTACTGGTAATGGTGTTAATATTGGTGGTGGTAATAATTTCAATATTGGTACTATTAATATAACTAGTAGCACATTTAATGATGATTATAGATCATATACTAGATTTATATCGGGTGGAGCTTGGTACCGTACTTATCAAAGATCACAATTTGCTGGTTATAGACCTCAAGGTGTTTGGAATCATGAATATGGTGGAAGTAGAATGACATCTCCAGCTATCAACGTACCATCCCCAGATACGGTAGATGGTAAACCGGTTGTTGAAATTATTAATTCAGATCCAAATCAATTAATTTATAGAGGTGGTATACTTAACAGAGGTGCATTTAGAACATTCGGAGGTAGTTATACAGCAAGGCCTCCACAAAATCCAACCGGATACAATTCTAATTTATATGAATAAATTTAACATAGCAATATTTATTATTAAAAAAGAAACAATATGGGATATTTAGATAATTCAAGTGTTACAGTTGATGCAATATTAACACTTAAAGGTAGAGAGTTATTAGCAAAGGGTGGTAATGATTTTAACATTACGCAATTTGCATTAGGTGATGATGAAATTGATTATTCACTATGGAATACAGATCATCCATTAGGAACTGCATATTATGGTACTGTTATTGAAAATATGCCAATATTGGAAGCAATACCAGACGAATCTCAAGCTCTTCGATATAAATTAATTAGTTTACCAAAGAACACACAAAATATACCAGTTATAAGTGTAGGAGCTACAAGCGTAACATTAACATCTCCAGGTCAGATATCTACTATAGTTCCAACCACTGTTAATTATGTTGGTAATACTACATTAGGTTATACTGCTATATTATCTGATAATACGGTTTGTGATATTCAAGTAACAAAACCATTACAAACACAATTTGTACCTACTGCACCACGTTATGTAGGTGATAATGCAGATGCACAATCAGTTACGGTATCAGGTTTCACATTCCAAGTAGTTGCTAAAACACAACTATTAGAAGATAAAACGGCAACAGTAACTATTATTGCAAATGAAACAGGTGGTAGTGTTACAGTTAATGTATTAGTTAAAAAAGCAACTACAACTACACTTTAATAGATATTAAAATACTATGATAAATAAAATTAAACATTTAAGAAAATATACATCTGTTGGACAAACGGGTAGACCATTTCAACGATCGTTTCCAATAACAGGAATACAAGACAGAGCTCTTTATTCTGCAGAACAAAGTACATTTGCTACTCCGAATATGTTTGATGATATTGGTAATATTTCACCAATTGGTGTACCTCCAGTAACTCCTACTATCGAAACATATACTCCTACTGACATCGCACAATATAATGCATTGACATCAAATGGTCGTGTATATACTAAATTTAGTATGGATGACAAAGTTGAAAATCAATTAGAAACGGTAACTGGTGGTGTTTGGAGTACTGGATTAGCTAGTTTAACTACACATTTTTCATCATCTACACAAACAACTTCACAGCGTCGTTATTATGTTGATGTTTTCAATGCATTGCCATCACTTACCGGATCAACTAAACAATATACAATTGCATATGGTAACGCTTTAGGTAGTGGTTCTAGTGCACAAGGTCAACTAAATGATTCGGCAGCAAAAGCTATTTATTCTCAATATAAACAATTGTTATTGAATCCAAATGATAGCCGATTCACAACAGAAGGATCTGGTAGCACTGATAGTATTTATGTAATTACATTTAATCGTAGTCAATTAAAAGAACGTTTAGATGCAGGTAATTTCGAAATACCATTAACAAATATTACAAGTCGTGATTCTAATGCAACTGGTTCTGTTTCATTAGGTTCGACAGTGTTTACATTGATTGATGATTCATCTACAAATACATCTACAACAACAGAATCAGGACGTGTTTATAATTTAGTATCTGGTTCATTATTAAATGGTATATATAACAGCACAGCTCCACATTATTATGGTGTTGTATATCCAGATTATGGTGCAATTATTTTAGATGGTGATATATTAGATGCTAAATTAGGATTTGCAACTAATACTGGTTCTAATTCAGAAGGAAATAATCACTTTGCTTTGTTTAGATCAATATCAGGTTCTGGAACAATTACAAATCCGTTAACTAGTGATTTATATGGTTTCCAAGCAAGAAATTCTGAAAGAATAAAAAGTACACATTATTTCGTGAGAGTTAAAAATTCAGAATATAATTTTTCTAACAACCCATCATATGTTACAGGAAGTGTAGGTCAAATTGCACAACCGTCATTTATAAATGATCCTAAATCATACATCACAACAATTGGATTATATAATGATAGCAGTGAATTGTTAGCTGTAGCAAAATTAAGCCAACCAATATTAAAAACATATCAACGAGAAGCTCTTATAAGAGTAAAATTAGATTTCTAATTCATTATAAAAACTTCATATTTACTCCCCGTTATATTTATATTAAATAACGGGGTTTTTTACTTATTATGGGTCAAGAAAACGAAAGACATGAAATATACACAATGGATGAACCACATCCAACAGTGTTTAAAAAGATTTCTAAAACTGATGTAAAATTTAGTCCATTTTACTCATATAAATCGTGGACTGTTTATTCTGGAAGTGCTACTAGTTCATTGTTACCGTTAACAGCAATTTATTCAGATATCAATCAATTACCAGCATTAGGTTCTGAATTAACATATAATGATGCAGCTAATATCGATGGTAGTTTGCAAACAATAACATATTTTTCAATTGATTTTTTAGTATATAAATATAAAACACAACCATACAACACAATTGGTGGTACTGATTTAAATCGAACTAATAAATTCTTATATGAATCGGCTTCTATTTTATCAATTCCAGGAACTAAAATAGGCGATGGAATTAAACCAAAATCATTTCAATTTACAGCTAATACTATGTCATTGAATACTGATTTATATGGTAATATATATGACAATTCATATGATTCTGGTTCTATCGTATCTGATGTTAAGTTATATGAAGGATTCAATGAATATTTTGATACAAAAAGAATTTTAGATCCTTATGCAAACATAACATTTGTACCAGGTGTACCTACAGATACGGGTATATCTCAATCAGTTGGATATGCTGCAAAATTTGATGGTGCTGGTTTTATGTCTAAAACTATTGATGGTTATTATGATAGAAACAATGATTATGCAGTATCATTTTGGATTTCTGCATCAAATGGTACATCAAACAATCAATTGATATTAGGTAAAGTTGCATCAGCAACAGCAACACAATATCCGTTTAAAATAGAATTAAATAGTTCTAGCAAAATAAAATTTACTGCTGCTTCAAATGATACATTACAAACTTCAATTACATCATCGGGTTCAGTTAACACATGGACTCATGTTGTATGTCAAAAGTCAGGAAGTCATATGCAAATGTATGTTAATGGTGTATTAAATTCATCATCATCATGTGCAGCATTTTCTATACCATCATCACCATTAACACAGTCTGGCCAGATAAATAATTCTAGTTCATTATTTTTAGGTGGTTTTAGCACCAATAGCTCAAATTTAACAGGTGTACTAGATGAAGTTAGAATCTTTAATAAGTCACTTACATCTGCTAATATAACTTCGTTAAATAACCGTAATGAAGCCGATGGTACATTTTTACAAACTAACAATGTTGGTACTATATTTTATAAGCAAGGATTAGCTGTAAT